TTCAGTAGAGAGGGGCTGCTTCTTACCAGAGGGGAGTAGGACAGCTCGAACTTGTTCTTGGGACAGACATGCAAAATGCCAATCTGAAATCCCAACTCCACAGAGCTGAACTCAACAACATCCCCAACCTCACCGGTTTGGAGAGCCAGAGCTACAGCTCTGGGCATAGCTGTATCCATCCACGCATAGTAGCGTGTCCAGACTTTCTCTTTTTTCTTGCCTCGGAACAGCGAGGCCATGATCTTCCTAGTCATCGGTAATACCTCGTTAGCCCCTCGGCTTTATATAGCCGAATAGGGTCATTTTTGGATTTTTAGTTTATCGGTCAGAACTTTGAGAGAACTTCTCAGGACTTCTATTTCTGGAGCAGAAGAAGAGCACGTAGATGAACTGTTTCTTTGTTTGGCATAGAAAGCCAACCCCAAGAATTACCCTCAAATAACACCAAGCGGTACGAAGTCCAGTAGTACTGATTAGGGGTCGAGGATTCGTGCATGGCTAGCATGCGGTCATCCTTTTTGGACACTTCATCGAATGTCCTTATGGAAGTGCCGGTGTCGATCAGCACATCGTCCCGAAACAGGTACCGGCTGATCATGTTTGAAGCAGCAGGGCTGCCCTCAGCTGTGGCATCAAGTCGGGGTACTTGCGCTTGTCCACCTTGCGCCAGCAGTGTTTCTTAGTACCACACCAGAAGTAGGCCCGGTACTTGCCCATGTAGCTCAGAGTGACCAACACATCGTCTGGCTGACCTTTGGAATGGAGGGTCATCGACAGGTTTAGGTTGGAATCCTCCGAGGCTACGACCTCCAGGTTACGTAGGAGGTACTGCTTGTAGCGATAGTTCATGACTGTCTCCGTCAGGTGTAGAGCAGAATTAAAACTTTGTACTCTTTGACCTGCTGTTCAGTGAGAGTGATGCTCTGCCATGCAGTAGGGTCTTTAGGGCGGCTGTTCACCCAGTTGTAGGCCGTCAGCCATGCAGGGCCATCGTGTACCAGCACGTCACCGGGCTGGCCGAGATCATGTAGATGCCCTGCTCCCAAACCATTTGGATCGCAGTACTTATCTACAAGTACCTGATTTCTAAAGAGAAAATATCCAGACATGACTGTCTACATCCCCCGGGCCTCCGGCCCGCTGACGAATGGTTGTGCCTCAACTGGAGGCTCCATGGTTAAAATCATCAGGCGCCCGGAGGGCGCATCAGCCTACTGAGAAAAAATGAGACCACCCCCGAAGGGGTGGCTCACACACTGCCCGGAGGGCAGCTCAATTCTTTCTCAAAGACTCAACTGCCTTCTGTAGTTCATCCCGAGTAAGCAGTGGAAAACGCCTCTTGAGGTAGACCTTCAAAGAAGATTTGTCCTTGCCTGAAGGTAAGCGAATCCACTCTCGGATGGCTTTGTCTACCTGCTTAACTGAGTGCATAGTTGCTTCCCCGGATGTACTTCGACAGGTCGGAACTCAGCTTCTCGTACTTGCCCGGAGACTGGTGCAGCTGGCTCATGATGTCGGTGAGAATCTCCGAATCAGCCAACTCAGCCAGAATCTCCTTGTACCAGTAGCGAACGGTGTTGCAGTTGTTCGGGTGAGATGCAACATGATCTTAATACTGGCGTTACCCAGTACCTGCTACTTTCCATGGTTCTCATGAAAAGCGTAATACGCATCAGCAGTTTTCCTGGCTTTCATTGCTTCCTCTACGGTATCGAATACACCTAGGTGTTTCTGAGTTCCGTTGATCGTAATGTAAGCCCTGAATTTGCCTGTAGATTTGATCTGGTTGACTCCATTGACCCTACTCACGCTGTTCTTAGATAGTGAGCAATTTTTGATATTTTCCTGATTGGAAACTTCTCTAAGATTGTCCCATCTGTTGTTCAGCTTGTTATGGTCTTTGTGGTCTATGTACGTAGGGAACCTCCCCGTCATGTACATCCAGATCAGCCTATGGACTAGGTAAGTCGTGCCGAACACGCTTGCCTCTCTGTATCCATGTGACGAGCCTACGCTACCAATTTCATCCCCAACCTTTCGTTGGTGCTGCGGTAGCCTGACGGACATGCTTCCCGTCTCGGGATCGTATATGAACAGCTTTTGTAGAATTTCCTGGGTTAATTCCCGTGGTTCGGCGCTTTTACACGCTTTACACAGATGCCCCAATCTGGATTTTTTAGCATCGTAGTAGTCCGTTGAGTACTCGGAGCTACACTCTGCACACCTACAAATTGCTTTTCTGCGGCCATCTCTGCGAATTACATCAAGCATGTACATACCTTTCATGGGTTTGGAACATCCCCCAATTATATACATGTTTGGAGCAGTCTCCAACTTTCGTTGAAGGATGGGACTATATCTTCACCCTCAGAAATCTGGTGGGGTGTAGGGCATTTCGGTGGGGACTTCCCTCACCTACGGACTTCATCTCCCGGTCTGGGAGGTATGTCCTAGTCTCTGAACCTTCCAAGGGATTCCTCCCGAGGCTTGGCTGCTGATTGGCATAGGCTTTCGCCCTTAGCTTTCCAGCAATTAACCCTATTGTCCTCTACCCATTACGGGGTAGCGTCGCAAGCTATTTACGAGTCATGGATGGTGACGACCGGGAATGCCTTGTAGGTACTCATGGTCACGACCATACGCTTCAGAGCAGCTAGCAGATCGTCTGGCAGGGAAGCTACGGTCTCAGCATTCAACCATGGCAGGATCGCTGCGGTTGGTTGTTTGCTACGTTCCCACTGCTCAACGAAGTAGTTCACTTCATCGCTGGTGGGTACGGGCTGCTTGGCGTTGAACTTACGTTCCATCAGCTCACCAGTCAGCCAGTCCTCGATACCTGCAAGGTTCAAACCCTTGTGGTTACAGCGACGAACCATCTCCCGAAGGATGAAGGCGTCAATGCTGTGCACCACGTTGGCCACATTGGACAAGCCCTTCTTGCTGCCTTGGTTCACGTAGTACTCATAGGTGAAGCTGGCATGATCCAGCTCATCTACTTCGATACGTGTCTCCTCCCTCTGCATAACCTTGACGCGAGCGTCGAAGCCATCAGGTAGCTTCCAAGCATGAACCAGGGCATAGGGTTGCCATGTATCCAGCAGCTCTTGCAGCAGCTCATAGGCACCTGGAGCCATCTCCATGCACGCCCGATAGAACGCAGCCAGCTCTTGGGTATCCTCACCGAAGATGATCTTCGGTTGCTCTTTCGAGCCGTAGTACGAGGTCATCAGGGCTGCCTTAGCATCCTTACGGGTTACGTTGAAATCGTTGCCGAGGATCACCTGCATACGCTGGGTTTGCTCGGTGTAGGCGTCAGCACGGCGGTTAGGATCGACTAAGCCAGTGGCACGAGCACCGCTCAAACAGCCGGTGATTGCACTCATGATTTGCATGCCTGAGCACACAGCATCTAGAGCAACCAGATGGCCAGTCGGAATACCTTTCTGAGCCTTACGGATAGCAGCCACGGACTTCATGTACAGGTAGGCACTTTCTGCCTTGTCAGTCAGGGATTCCAACTGATCAAGGTTGGTACGGCCCCAACCAATGCGTGCTTCAAATGTCAGCTTGTCCAAACCGAAATGGTTTGCGGCATCAATGAGGAGGTACTCAAATCCAGTAAAAGTCAGCATGTGATTCTTCCTATAAATCAATGGGTTAGTCAGGGTATGCAGCCACAAGCAAAAGCACTTGGGCACGGTAGATTTCAGGGACACCCTCAGCCATGTAGTTGATCCAGTTGCCCGACTTAGGGTCGAGCACCGCCCACACATCGGTCTTGGAGTTGTACATATAGCTGAGGGGTTCAATAGCACGGCCTTGGTTCATCCATGCGTCACCGATCTCAACTTCTTTTTCAGGTTGGAAGAGAAAGAAGGTCATGGCTGTACATGCTCCACTGCTTGGAAGACTTCAGCACGAGCCTGAGAGTCTTCTTCTGGTTCCGCTTCAGGAGAACTCCAGAGCGGGTTTTGCATGACACCACGCAGCCACAGAGCTGTGCTGTGATTCAGGTTGATGCTGACTGGTGGTCTGGCCACACTCAGGGTCTCGCCCTTGGTGATGTACAGCAGCAGTTCACGCAGGCCGAAGCCTTGTTTCTGGCTGCCTCGGCAAATCCACTTGCCAGTGGTAGGCCACACATCGACATAGCCTACTGGGCCTTCGACGATAAGGTGCATGCCCTCATTCTTCACGGTGAAACCAATGAGGTGATTGATTAGTGCATCTTGGTACTGTTGGGTATTCATGGTGTATTTCCTTATAGGTCGTCAATGTTCATCAAGAGCTGGAAAGCCTTGATTTCGTTGGGAATATCACTGTCGTTGAGGGGTATAAGACTTCCCCATGCGCTGTAGTACCAGACCTTGCTGTTGGTCAGGTACACATAGGCATTGAAGAGGTCTTCAGGCATCAACTTTCGCCACTGAGGACGGGTGTATTTGCCCTTGAGTACCCCTCCTTGAAACAGAACATAGTGGGGTTCTTGCATCAGACACCTTGATAGAGCAGTAGGTGAAGGGATCGGATGTCAGCAGGTACTTCGATTTCACCAATGATGCTGGTAACTCCTGCGTTCTTGTCATAGCCAATCCATGGTGAGGTGAACTGGTAACTCGGGGCATAGCACCAATGTTTCTCTGCTCCGGATGTCATGCAGGCATGGATCATGCCGCGATAATCGTCGATCCTGTGCCTAAGTTTCCCGTTCTCGTCATACCAGTAGAGGTATTCCAGACTGGTGAACATCACACGCCCTCCACGATCTCCTCGTCAGCCAGTTCCACCATTGCTTTTTGATAGGCGATTCCCTGTGTTTGGATGTGATAGCCGACTGAGTACAGACGGCCACGCTTGTCCACCTTGTTGGTGAGGTAGAACTTGTTGCCCTGATTGATCATCAGCAGCCAGACGCGATGACTCGCGTACTTGAAGGCTTCCCACTGCTCTCGTTGCTCAGGGGTGACGATCTCGAAGTTGGGTAGCATCTCTTGCTCACGTAGGAAGTCCACGTTGAGCTTGAGCGGGATGCTGTTCTGAAGGTTGATCACATCAAGGCAGATGTCACCTTCATGGTGGTTGCCATTACCCAGAATCAGGCTGTCGTTATAGGTCAGGTACCCACACTTGCGGTTGTGATCCACATACTCCGGTGGACACACCATGGGCAGCTGAAACGTGGTGTTGTCGATAAACTCCAGCAGTTTCTGGCTCAGTGGAATCCGGCTGACGATCATCAGGGATGCCTGACGGCTCTCCTTGGTGATGTCGAACAGATCGGTCTCGCATAGCACGGCCAGTATTTCAGCCATGGTGGCAATAGCCTCCGGCTTGTCACTGAACTGGACTCTGCCAGCCAGCTGAGCACTCACTGAGGTGAACAGCTCAGGCTTCTGTACATAGGCAATGCCCTGCATGATCTTGGTGACAAGTTCATACAGATCAAGATCATCCAGTTGATCGACACGCTTCTGTTTCGAGGCGTAGAACTCTTGATTCCGCCATTCTTCCAGTAGAGACACTCCATGAGAGATGGCTTTCTGCATTTCATTTGTCTGAAGCGCATCGAGGATATATCCATCAATGTGCTTGCGACTGAAGCTGTGCTCATTGGCCAACTGTATGTCTCTGGGGAGCATTTTCATGGTAAGGGCTTCCTATGGTGGTGGTTTGAGAGGGCTGTGAACCCTCTCTAAGTGCGGGATTTACTCGATTGGCTTAGCTAAGAAGTCCCTGAAACGAGCAATGGACTCCTTGGCTTCTACCAGTGCCTGTCCGTAGCTGATTTGGACTGGTTCGTCTTCAGCTTCATCATGGAACGGTACCACCTCACCAGTGGTGATGTAGTGGCGCCATCCCTTGGGCAGACGGACATTGGACAAACCCAGTGCACCACGGAATAGCGGTGCAATCTCTTCGTCCTTGAAGCCTGCCAATCCGCATCCCACACGAGTGACACGGAATGTCAGATCAGGACGGCTTTGGGCGAAGCTGATGAACTCATCCACATGCTTGCCAATGTCTTTCAAGGGCATGAAGCTGATGTTCACCCCCTTGGTTGGCAGAGCATAGCTGGAGCCTTGCAAGCCAATGCCTTGGCCCATGATTGCTCCGTGATGCAACCGGGCATAGCGAGCTGCCCCTGCACCATGCCGTCCACTCAAATTGCTCCCGAAGACGAATATCTCTTTGTTCTGGTTCATGGTTCAGTCCTCTTGATGAATTTGGGGTTGAAGAACGATTTCAACGATTTCCATGTCCTCGCGTTTGCGATTGGGCACGGGAACAACGGTGTAGCCGACGCAGTACTTGTACATGTCATCCCATTCCCATTCACCCTCGTGTTTGCCTTTCAGCCAACTGGTGAGTGCGGCTTTCGCTGCACGTTCAGAGGGAAACAGTCGTGGGTGAGTTTCTTTCGGATCAACAGGATCAACGAACGATCCTCCCCGCCCTGAGTGCCCTTTCGGGCTGGGCAGGTAGTGATTGGTGGGTTTATGCCGTATGGCCCACATGGATTTCATCAGATATTCCTCAGTGAGAAGTGGATACGTTCGGCATGGGAAGCCATGTCCCATGTGATTTTGGTGCCACCGTCTGCGGGTACATCCCCTCGACCGAAGGTGAAGGCCATCAAGTGATCACACTCAGCAGCCACCAGCATGTTGCGCTCGAACATGGCGGCGTAGCCTCGTGCCACTGGCTGAATGGTGTAGGACACACCGCGTTCGATGCAGTCTGCTACCTGTGCCAGTGTATCGAAGGCCCGACCACCCATAGCTAGGCTGAATTTCTCGTGGTAGTAGTTGGCTGCACCACCACTGGTTCCGAAGTCACCTAGGTATTTGCCATACCACATGGGTGCTGGCAGATGCAGGCTCAAGCTGTGCACCAGTCCCATACGGAATGCCCACACTGCTACGTGGTCAGCCCATGCTGCACCACCTGAGATCAGGTGATCATCTGGCTCAAGCTCAGCCTTGACTATGTTGCACATGAAGTCCCAATGCTTGGCACTGAGCGGAAAGTTCTTGTCGCGTCCAGCTGTACCGATAATGGCAATCTTGCGTCCCATAGCTGCTTCCTCTGTTTGTATGTTTGGCTCGGATCAAGCCACCCAACCAAACGCGGAGCGTCTGATACTGAAGGTTACTGTTTCGGGGCTTTTGCTTTGTGTAATTGGGAACCGACAAGCAGCACAGAAAAAAAGCACACCACCCCGAAGGGTGGTATGCACGGTCTTACCAGCCGAGGTCGCTGGCTTTGACCTCTTTGTCGGTCAGCTCGAAGGTGAAGCTGACGTTCTCTGCGAAGGCATCGAGGCCGCCTTCTTGTTGCAGGCGCTCGATGAGCATGCGCTCAAACGCTTTGCTTTCCTTCAGAGGAATGCCGATCAGCTTGCGACGATTGCCTTCACCCGTAGCAACGTAAACGTTGATAAAGGCTTGAGCCTTCCAGTTTTCGTTCTGCTCGGACTGTTGGTTACGAGCGTTGGATTGATTCTTGAAAGCCATGGTGAATCTCCTATGGTGGTGGCTTGATTGCCATCCCAAGCGCGGAGCGCGCTTTTGATCTTGAAAAAACAATAAGCCCCGAAGGGCTTATTGTGGTGCATCCAATGATTCAGTGAAGGTACCGAAGCCGAGTGCTACCGCACAGGCTTCAGCTTCACAGGCTTGCATGGTATCCAGCAGCTCGATGGATACCACCTCTTCACCATCAAAGACGGTGAGCATGACCACACCATCGGTGGTCACGATCTCTGCTTCTTTCCAATTAGCCACGGCGCATCTCCTTCATGACACGACGGAACTCATCGTCTGCATAAGAGACCATGAGGTTATGGGATTTACGCTCCCAATCAGCACGCTGCTTCTTGTTAGGAAACAGAATGCTGATCAGGTGCATGGTCTGTGCGTAGTACTCCATGCTGCGGAACATTCTCTTTCCAATGATGGAATGAAAGAGATACATGGCACAGATGAACAGCTGACGAGCGATGAACAGTTGCATGGTGAACTCCTTACTTATTACGAATGGTGATGGTGGCTACCTTGGGATAAGGCGCAGCCTTATACCCAAGCTGTGCCAGCTTCTCGATGTGATCAGGATTGTTGGTATCCAACACGATCTGAACTGGCTTGATAGCCAACGGAGCAGGCATGGTTTTATCCACAATGGTGATGCGTACTTGCATGGCTTCTACTCCTGAGAAGTGTTGAGAGGACTGTATGTCCTCATTCCACTCCAAGTGCGGAGCACGCTCTTAAAAAACAATGACTCCCGAAGGAGTCATTGCTTGCAGTACCACTCATCGAAGGCGAAGGTGAACTCGTAGACCTGACCATCTTTGATGATCTGGAAAGACACGTAGTCTTCCCGTTCCTCGTAGTCGAGGATGTCACGAGTTGAGATTAAGTGATTCATGAACTCTTTCAGAGTCATCTCACTTTTCTCGAAGGCACGATTCATGGCTGCTGCCATGGCATCAGTTTCACGAGTACGCATAAGTTTCTCCTTGGAGAAGTATTGAGAAGTCCGAAGGACTTCTATTCCAATCCAAATGCGGAGCATTTACTGAGGAGAGTTAGGGTATCGGGTGTATATCGGAATGAGGAATGAGGTAGATAGAGTATCGGGAGATGGGAAGATGATTGTTGAAATTAGTAAACTGAGACTTCCCTCTCTTCACTTTCTGTCTATGAGGTGTTGTGTTGTGTAATTAAAGAGCCTACCCCGAAGGGTAGGCTCTGCTCTTACGCTTGTGCTTTTGCTTTGGCCTTTGCTTTTGGCTGAGGCTTAGGCAGCTCGGTGATGGTGCTGAGGCCCAGCTGACGCAGCTTGGCTTGCACGGCTTCGATATCCTCTACGGCTTCGAGGCGCTCCTCGATCAGCTCGATGCTATGCACGTTAGCCACTGCGCTGTAGTTGGCCAGCGTGTTGGCGTTAACGCGGATGACATTGAGGATGTCGGAGATGGTGGCGAAGAACATACGGAACATGGTGGTACTCCTAGCTAGAGAGCGGCGACATTGCCATACCAGACGCGGAGCGTGCTTGTGCTCTTACGGAGCAATGGGGGGGGGTGGTTTGGATTTGGTGCTCCAAACTGTAAGTACAACACCCATACCCAAATTATAAAAAATCCCCCAACCTGCGAACCCCAAATTTTCCACAACTGTTTCAAGCTGCCACTGACCCAACTTGTCTTTTCTCCTGGTTCAGCTGACTATATAAAGCCTATACCCTAACTAGATGGAGGTTGGCTTTATGTCAGCCCTGACGATTGAACAGTTTCAGGAAGCTCTTCCTGAGAAGATTAAGAAGTCGGTGAACAAAGAGATCATCGACTCAATCAACAAGACCCTAAGTGACCCGGAAATATATGAGCAGTACCGGGATAACCTGCTGAGCTACACCAAGGTGATGCAGGAAGGGAAGTTCAAGATCAGTCAGTACATTGATGCTGTGCGTTATGTGAGCTTCAAGCACATGGGCATGACCAATGCTGATGCTTATGCCAAGACATTCCCTGACAAGATGCTGAGGTTCTCTTCTCAGGGTGTGTCGGCCAAGGACATTGCGTCCTACAGCACGGCCTACAACAAGTCGAAGTTGGTGACTCTGCTGTTCGAGCAGACACTGATCCCGACCCACATTCTGAACCAAGACCTGTTTCAGAAGGCGCTCAATGTGCAGGCGGAACTGATGATCTCGGCTAATAGTGAGAAGGTGCGTAGTGATGCGGCGAATAGCCTGATCAACGCACTGAAGCCGCCAGAGACCAAGAAGGTGCAGTTGGATGTGGGTGTGCGTGAAGACCACAGTATTGCGGCCCTGCGGGAAGCCACACTGGCCCTGGCAGCTCAACAGACCCAGATGCTTCAAGCGGGGGCAACCAATGCTCAGCAGATTGCTGAAGCCAAGATCATTCAAGGGGAGCGTATAGCATGAGTCTGATTCAACTGGTTCTCGGATTTTTGGTGCTCGGCTCGGCCTGCGGCCTCGCTATGGATGATCACCCACCGATCTTCCGCTGGGGTTATGAGCTGGCCAGCTTCAAGGGCTACGGCAAGCCGGGGAGGGCCTATTGATGAAAGGGTTCTGGCTATGGCACCCGGACTCTCCGGGGCAAAAGGTATATGTGGTGCGCGGTTGGCTTGCCCGTATGCTGTATCCACAAGACTTTGCTACTGTGCGGGAGTGCATAACGTATTCGGTATTCTTGAAGGGGCTTTTCCATGAGCAGTATTGAAGAAGCCCTACCGTGGAAGGTGGAGGACTACCTGCGTGCAACTGACTATCGGGTAGACCCTTCCTATGTGCCTTCCCAATTTGCTTTGATGTTCGTGAGCTTCATCAAGCTGGTGAACGGCGAAGAAGGGGAGGAGAACAAGACCCCTATTGTCCACTACTACATGCTGGACAAGATCACCAACCGAGGTTCGCGTATCCTCAACTTGTGTCACCGTGGTATTGCCAAGACCACAGTGATGGGTGAATACCTGTTCCTGTTCATTGCAGTGTATGGGGAACTGCCTGAGTTGGGGCAAGTGGACTTGGCTCTGTATGTGTCGGACTCAATCGAGAACGGCGTGAAGAACATGCGGAAGAACTTGGAGCACCGCTGGGACAAGTCCGACTTCCTGAAGATGTTCGTGCCTACGATCCACTTCACCGATATTCGATGGGAGTTCAACAACATCGACGGGAAGAAGTTCATCGTCAAAGGCTACGGTGCCAAGACCGGCGTGCGGGGTGCTAAGGAGATGGGTAAGCGACCTCAGCTGGCGGTACTCGATGACCTGATTTCGGACGAAGATGCCCGCTCGGCCACGGTGATCGCGGCGGTGGAGGACACCGTGTACAAGGCGGTGAACTACGCCCTGCACCCGACCAAGAACATGATTATCTGGTCAGGCACCCCCTTCAACGCGAAAGACCCGCTGTACAAAGCGGTGGAGTCCGGGGCTTGGGTAGTCAACGTGTTCCCGGTGTGTGAGCAGTTCCCCTGTGCTCGGGAAGATTTCCGGGGCAGCTGGCCCGACCGTTTCACCTACGACTACGTGAAGAAGCAGTACGATGACGCGGTGAAGCTGGGCAAGATCGACACTTTCAACCAGGAGCTGATGTTACGAATCATGTCCGATGAGGATCGTCTGATCCAAGATCATGACATCGCCTGGTACAAGATAGACGCTGTGCTTCGTAACAAGCAACGGTTCAACTTCTACATCACCACCGACTTCGCCACCAGCGAGAAGCAAAAGGCGGACTACTCTGTAATCTCAGTCTGGGCCTACAACAATGCAGGCGACTGGCTTTGGGTAGATGGCATCTGTAAGCGTCAGACGATGGACAAGAACATTGATGATCTGTTCCGTCTGGCTCAGACGTATCGACCCCAGCAAGTAGGTATTGAGGTCACCGGACAGCAGCAAGGATTTGTGAATTGGATTCAGGGTGAGATGCTGAACCGTAATATCTACTTCCCTCTGGCCAGTGATAGCAACAGTGGGGCACCAGGGATTCGTCCGAACACCAACAAATTGGTACGCTTCAACACCATGGTTCCCTTCTTCAAGGCTAGGAAGGTTTTCTTCCCAGTGGAGAAGAAGAACAGTGAACCAGTGGCAGAAGCAATGAACGAACTGGAGTTGGCCACCCCGGGTGGATTCAAATCCAAGCATGATGACTTCATCGACACCATCTCCATGCTAGCTTCACTTACCCCATGGAAACCTTCTGAAGAGGCTCCGCTTCGTTCAGTAGAAGGTGGAATGTGGGAAGCTGACATTGAAGAAGATGACAATGATCGTCTAGCATCTTACATAGTGTGAGGTATTGATGACACTCAAACAGATTTTCGACCTGCTGTCTCAGGGTGAGCTTTCCCAGATTCATCTGGGGGGGACTCAAGGTATTGATGAAAGTAACTGGGAGAGGGTGCTTGGTGCAGTCAATCTAGGTTTGACTGAACTCCACAAGCGTTTCCCGCTGCGTCGTGAGCAAGTTGTCTTGCAAATGCAAGAAGGACAGCTCCGTTACACGCTGGATGTGAAGCATGCAGTGAGTAACCGGGAGAATCCCACAGTCACCAAGTACCTGATCGACTCAGCAGCCAACCCGTTCATTGGTCGAGTGCTGAAGATTTACAAAGTCTTCGATGCCAGCGGCTGTGAACTGAAGTTGAATCGCGTGGGTGATGCCTTTGATCAGGCACACAGCACCGTGCGTACCCCAAGCTACAACACCCTGATTCTGCCAACTATGCTGCCAGTGCAAGCACTGACTGTTGAATATCTGGGGAATCACCCGCTGCTGGTCAAGGAGCAGGGCTACTTCAATCTGGAAGATGTGGCAGTCGAATTGCCGGATACGCACCTGACAGCTTTGCTGTACTTTGTGGCCAGCCGGCTGTTCAACCCCACGGGGCTGAGTGGTAATACGGCATTCCATGAAGGAAACAACTACGAGGCGAAATTCGAGGCTGAGTGCATGCGTCTGGAAAACGATGGCTACGAGAACTCTGAGCAGGAAGAAAACAGTCGTCTGCGGCGTAACGGTTGGGTGTAAAAAAGCCCCCGGCGTTTCACAACGTATGGGGGCTGTTGTTCAGGTTACCGTAGCCTGACCCGGAGACAGGGATCACCTCACTTCAGTGGAGCTGATCCCTTTGTCTCATTTCTGGTTCGTGCTGCCAAATCCACCTTCACCCCGATTAGTGGTACCCAGTTCTTCAACCAGATTCAGCTCGGTAGTTCCAACTGGAACCAGAATGAACTGGAGCAGTCTTTCGCCAGCTTCCCAACGATGAGGGACACCATTTTTCACACGAAGGCAGGCCATCCACTCACCACGGTAGTCAGCGTCGATCACACCCACAGTGTTGTTCAGGGAAACACCATGCTTGGCTCCTGCACCAGAGCGGGGAAGCAGCAGGGCCACGAAGCCTACTGGGATTTCAGCAGCAAAACCCAATGGAACCATCTGGCCATAGGTAGCCCCAGGCATCAACACGCCAGCTTCAGGCATGTAGAGGTCGTAACCACCTGCATGCTCAGTACCACGAGTAGGCATCTTGAAGTTCGGGTGCAGTTTCTTGATGTTCAATTAGAAGTTCTCCTTCAGGTTTGTTTAAGATGACCCCTATTCAACCGGGGGCCGAGGCCACAGAGTATGTCCGAAAACACACAAATGGTGGATGTCCAGTCGAAAAAACTTACGGACTGGAAGAATGAACCCACTGTTGCTGACCTGAAACAAGACTTTGAGGACTCTCGAAGCCATCATTCAGCACAGGTGAGTAAGATCGAAGAATGGTTGGATAACCTGAATGGCACTGGCAAAGCCAGGGTCAATACAGGCAAAAACAACTCTTCGGTGGTACCTAAGCTCATTCGTAAACAAGCAGAGTGGCGATACCCTGCTTTGAGTGAGCCATTCCTCAGTACCAGTAAGCTCTTCAATGTGAAACCGGTCACTTGGGAAGACAAGAAGGCTGCCCTTCAGAATGGACTGGTTCTCAACAACCAGTTCAATACTCAAATCGACAAGGTGAGTTTCATTGATGAGTTCGTCCGCACTGCTGTGGACGAGGGTACCGTCATCCTGCGAACTGGATGGGATTATCAGGAAGAAGAGTACGAGGTCGAAGTACCTGACGTTGAATACTTCTTCAATGATGACATGGCCCCTACCCATCAACACCTGGCTCAGTTAAAAGCACAAGACCCTGATGCTTATGCCTCCAGTATTTCCCCGGAAATGCAGCAAGCACATGAGATGGCTATGGAGCACGGTCGCCCTGTAGAGGCTATGATTAAGGGGGTAAAGAAAGAGAAGCGTGTCCGGGTACTTGTAAACAAGCCCACCGTGGAAATCTGTGATTTCCGAAATGTGGTTATCGACCCTACCTGTAAGGGTGATATTGATAAGGCTGGGTTTGTGATTTACAGCTTCGAGTCCTCTCTGTCGGAACTGAAGCGTGACGGTAAATATCACAACTTGGAGAATATCAATCTTGAAACGAACTCGATCCTTGGTGAGCCAGACCACAGCACAGATACCGGCACCAAAAACTTCAACTTTGCTGACAAGGCGCGCAAAAAGTTTGTTGTTTATGAGTATTGGGGATTTCGTGATATTGATGGTTCTGGTCTGGTTCAGCCTATCGTCGCCGCATGGGTAGGTAACACTCTCATCCGTATGGAAGAGAACCCCTATCCGGACAAGAAGCTCCCATTCATTGTCGTACCCTACCTCCCTGTCCGTAAGTCCACCCATGGTGAACCTGACGGTGCCCTGCTGGAAGACAACCAGAAGATCGTGGGTGCATTGACCCGTGGCATGATTGACATCATGGGCAAGTCGGCCAACGGCCAGACAGGTATGCGTAAAGACATGCTCGATGTCGCCAACAAGCGGAAGTTCGAGAAAGGTCTGGACTACGAGTTCAATGCCAACGTCGATCCGTCGATGGGCGTTTACATGCACAAGTACCCTGAGATTCCTCAGTCAGCGCAGTTCATGTTGCAGATGTCCAACATGGAAGCGGAATCGCTGACGGGTGTTCGAGCCTTCAACCAAGGGATCAACTCTAGTTCGCTGGGTGAAGTGGCTGCTGGTATCCGTAGTGCTATGGATGCTGCTTCCAAGCGTGAGATGGCCATCCTCCGTCGAATCAGCAACGGCATCATCAAACTCGGTCGCAAGATCATTGCCATGAACCAAGCATGGCTCAGTGAAGAGGAAGTTATCCGCATCACTGAAGAGCAGTTTGTGCCGGTACGTCGAGATGATCTGGCCGGCAACATCGACTTGGAGTTGTCTATTTCTACTGCTGAAGAGGACAACAGCAAGGCTCAGGAACTGGCCTTCATGCTTCAGACCATGGGTAACAACATGGCACCGGAGATGAGTCGTCTGATCCTTGCTGACATTGCTCGCCTACGGAAGATGCCTGATCTGGCCAAGCAAATTGAGGAATACCAGCCTCAGCCTGACCCGATTGCTCAAAAGCAAGCTGAACTTCAAGTGGCTCTCATGGAAGCAGAGCTGGCTGAGAAGCAGAGCATCATTGCTCTCAATCAGGCGAAACTTGAAACTGAAGCTGCTAAGGCAAATCACCTGAACAGTCAGGCTGATCTTGCTGATCTGGATTTCGTTGAACAAGAGTCTGGCGTGAAACAAGAACGTGACTTGCAGAAGCAAGGTGCCCAGGCTCAAGCACAAGCTGCAACGAAAGTTCTGGAACATGAACTTCGTAAACGTGAACCCAAACCGAAGGCTAAGTAATTGAAATAGTAGGCAGTACGGGTAGTTTTGTATTACCGTGCTGCCTGCTACACAACTCCTATCATCTTCAATAGCACTGGTAGATCCAATGACTTCTGAAATTCAACAGCTCGAACAGAACATCCAGCAATCCAAGAAGGCCGTGGAACTGGGTAATGCTCTGGAACGTCTGCTCAACAACCGCGACTTCAAGAACATCATCCTGAAAGGCTACATGGAGCAAGAGGCTGTACGCCTCGTACACCTGAAAGCCTCCCCTGCCATGGACTCTCCGGCCAAGCAAACTGCCATCATGCGTGACATTGATGCCATTGGTTCGTTTGCCGGTTTCCTCAAAGAGATTCAACGTCAGGCTGAATTGGGCCGTAAAGACATTGCTTTCTCTGAAGAAACCATTGAAGCCATCCGTGCAGAGGAACTGAACGATGAGTGATCGTGAACACGAGCTGGACGACGATCTGGTGGAAGAAAACTCCCTGTTGGAAATGTCGGATGAAGAGATTATGAATCTCGATCCGGCAACTTTCGCCGTTGCTCCTCAAGAAGAAGAGCAAGAGGAAGATCAGGAAGAAGAAGAGCCGGCTGGTGAATCCGAACCTGAAGGCGACGACGAGCCGGCAGGCGAGGAAGTCACGCCGGAAGGTGAGGATGAGCCTGCCAAGGAAGAGGGTAAGGATAAGGATTCCCCAGCTTCTGAAGACAAAGCTAAGGAAGAAGCTGAACCAGCCCCGAAAGAAGAAACGGATTATAAAGCTGAGTATGAAAAGATACTGGCTCCGTTCTCTGCCAACGGCAAACAGATGCAGGTTCAGTCGGCTGAAGAAGCCATCACCCTGATGCAGATGGGTGCGAACTACAACAAGAAGATGGCTGCACTGAAGCCAAATTTGAAACTTCTCAAGCTGTTGGAGAACAATGGTCTCCTCAGCGAAGAAAAGTTGAGCTTCTTGATTGATTTGGATAAAAAGAATCCGGATGCAATCACGAAGTTGGTGAAAGACAGTGGACTCGATCCACTGGAAATGGATGTAAGCAAAAGCGACTACAAGCCAAATACTTACACTGTACATGACCGTGAAGTAGAGCTGGACTCGGTACTGAGTGATATTCAGGACACTCCGACTTACAGCAAAACGATCTCGATTGTGGGCAATAAGTGGGATGGCGAGAGTAAGAAGATCATTGTTGAGAACCCGCAACTGATCAAAGTGATCAATGACCACATGGCTAGTGGGGTCTTCGATCTGATCAGCAATGAAGTGGATCGTCAACGTGCTCTGAATCGCTTGAATGGTGTTTCGGACATCGAGGCTTACCGCTTAGTAGGTGACGAAATGCACAACCGTGGTGCTCTGAGACCGGCAAGCCAGCCTGCTCAGAAAGTCCCCGGCACTGTGCGTGAACCGGTACCTACCAAACCGGCAGCTCAAAACCAAGACACTCGTTCCAAGAAGCTCGCTGCAAGTACGCCGAAGGCAGCAGCCCCGGTCAAGAACGACCCGGACTTCAACCCCTTGGCTATGTCCGATGAGGACTTCGCCAAGATCGGCAACCCACGACTCATGTAAGTAAGAGGAAAGCACTATGTCGCGTCAGTTTAAAGACCCCGTTGGCGGCACGCCGTCCAGCATCGGTACTCAGTTCAGCAACTTCTACTACCAGAAGCAGGCGCTGATCGAGGCCCGTAAGGAACAGTACTTCAGCCAGTTGGCTGATGTGACTTCCATGCCCAAGAACATGGGCAAGACCATCAAGCGTTACCACTACATCCCGCTGCTCGATGATGCCAACATCAACGATCAGGGTATCGACGCATCCGGTGCCACCATCGCCAACGGTAACCTGTACGGTTCCAGCAAGGACATCGGTACCATTCCGGGCAAGCTGCCGGTTCTGTCTGAGACCGGTGGTCGTGTGAACCGTGTTGGCTTCAAGCGTAAGGAACTGGAAGGTACCTTCGAGAAGTTCGGCTTCTTCGATGAGTACACCCAAGAGTCGATTGACTTCGATTCTGATGCCGAGCTGATGCAGCACATCAACCGCGAAATGATCAACGGTGCCAACGAGATCACCGAAGATGCCCTGCAAATCGACCTGATCAATGCCGCTGGTGTGATTCGTTACGCTGGTAATGCCACTTCCAACGCCACCATCGGTGCCGACGATGTGGTCAGCTACGGCGACATCATGCGTCTGAGCATTGACCTGGACAACAACCGCACTCCGAAAAAGACCACCGTGATCACCGGTACCCGCATGATCGACACCAAAGTCGTTCCGGCCTGCCGTGTGATGTACATCGGTTCCGAGCTGCTGCCGACTCTGCGTGGCCTGAAAGACCTGCACAACGAGCCGGCTTTCATCTCGGTCGAGAAGTACGCTGCCGGTGGTACCGTCCTCAACGGCGAAGCCGGTTCCATCGACGCCTTCCGTGTGATCGTGGTTCCGGAAATGCTGAAGTGGGCTGGTGCTGGTGCTGATGCTTCGGCATCCTCGACTCATTACGAGACTGGCAACAAGTTCGACGTGTTCCCGATGCTGGTTGTGGGTGACCAGAGCTTCACTACCATTGGCTTCCAAACCGATGGCAAGACCGTGAAGTTCAAAATCTTCCACAAGAAGCCTGGCGAAGCCACTGCGGATCGCAACGACCCGTATGGCGAAACCGGTTTCATGTCGATCAAGTGGTACTACGGCTTCATGGTACTGCGTCCGGAGCGTATCGCTCTGATCAAGACCGCTGCCACCCTCTAAGTGACAGCACTGGGAACCCGGGTAACCGGGTTCCCTTCCATTCTCCAATAGGAAAAGATTCCCATGAGTGATGACAACCTGAACCTCGATACCGAACAAGAGCAGGATGAAGCTGCTCTGCTGGCCGCTACCGAGCTGGAAAACCTGAAGTCCCGTGCTGAAAAGCTGGGCGTGAAATTCCATCCCTCGATCAGTGCCGAGAAACTGCGCGAGAAAATCAAAGCTGCCCAGACCGAAGGTGAAGGCAGCGTGGGTGAGCAACCCGAAGTGAAATCGGCTACTGGTGCCAACGAAGAATCGCCGGCTGCGAAGAAGCTGCGTCTGAAGCGTGAAGCCCTGAAGTTGGTGCGTGTTCGCATCACCTGCATGAACCCGGCCAAAAAGGAATGGGAAGGTGAGATCATCACCGTGGCCAACAACGCTGTGGGTACTGTGAAGCGTTATGTTCCGTTCAACATCGAAGACGGCTGGCATGTCGAACACATCCTGCTGGAACAGCTGCGTGAACGTCAGTGCCAAATCTTCGTTAGCGAGAAAGACTCTCGTGGCAACAAGGTTCGCAAAGGCAAGCTGATTCGTGAGTTCGCCATTGAGGTGCTCGAACCTCTGACCGAAGAAGAGCTGCGTGATCTGGCTCAGCGTCAAGCTATGGCCAAAGGCCAGTAAACCCGTAAGCAACCCAGGTAGACCCGATGAGTATGATCCCTGTAAGTGACCTCACCTCCGGCAGTGTCGGGGGTACTGGCCTGTTCGATGTTCTGATGAAGACCATGAAAGGTCACATCGAACAAGAGTGGGCACAGAACCGCATTCGTGGGCCGGAATACTCTCAGGTCTATCTGGGTTCGCTTACCCAAATTCTTCAGACTTCTGCTTCGTTCCTACTGGAACAGCGGAAAGCTGAACAAGAAGAAGCTCTGTTGGCTGCTCAGATTGCTGAGACCAATGCCCGTGTCCTGCTGGTTGAAGCTCAGGTAGAGCTTGCCAAGCAAGAAAAGCTGAATGCTGAGAACCAGTGGAAACTGCTGGATGAACAGCGTGCCAAGATGGTGGCCGAGACTGCTTTGATCAATGAGCAGGTTCTCAATGCTCAGGCTGATCGTGACATCCTTGAACAGCAGAAGCTCAAGATCACTGCCGAAGTAGCTGTGATGCAGGAGAAGGTGCTGACTGCACCGGTCGAGCGTGAGCTGATGGAAGCCCAACGTGACAAGGCTCTGATCGAAGTCGAGATGGCTGGCGTCCAGAAGACCAAGCTCAGCTCCGAAAACCTGCTGATCATCGAACAGCGTTTCAAGGTTGTGGCTGAAACCGCCATGATCAATCAGCAGAAAGCCAACGCTGTGAAGGAAGGTGTAATCCTCGATGGCCAAGCCCTCAAGGTTACTGCTGAGACTGGCCTGATCAATCAGAACAAGCTGAATGCTGTGACTGAAGGTCTGATCATGCTGGAGCAGAAAGAGAAGGTCACTGCTGAAACCAAACTGCTGGGCCAGAACTACCTGAACGAAGTCACCCAGAACTCTGTACTGGTGGCTCAGGAATGTAAGCTCCGTGCTGAGTTCGATTTGCTGAGTGAACAGCGTCTGAAGGTGGTACAGGAAACCACTCTGTTGGGTCAGAAAGTACAGACTGAGAAGGCTCAAACCGTGGGTCTGGGTGTAGATGAAGACTCGGTGATTGGCCGTCAGAAACTGCTGTACAAGGCACAGACTGATGGCTTCAAGCGGGATGCTGAGCAGAAGGCAGCCAAACTCATGGTGGATAGCTGGAACGTCCGCCGCACCACGGATGAAGGTACGGTGGCTGATTCGACCAACATGCTCAACGATGCGACGATTGGTCGAGCTGTGAAGAAGTTGCTGGCGGGCGTAGACGCTTAACCTGCAATGCTGTAACACAGGGGAGCTACGGCTCCCCTTGTTCTATCTGGAGGGTGTATGGGGCTGTTCAGTAACAAGAAGAAGGTCGAGGTCACTGTCGATCTAAAGCGTGCCGTTGAGGACAACCTGATCCCAGATACCACGATCACCAGTACCACCAAGGCCATTTTAGAAAATGGTGTTGTTGCAGAGTTTCTGGCTGATGGTTGGATGAATAGCATTGGTACCCGCTCCAATCGGATGTACCAGTACGCTAAAAAATGGCACCCCTACGGTATGCCTGTCAGCACCCTACACTCCTCGATGGATGGACAGGCCATCGTCAAGAAGGTGATGGAATCTGAACTGGGCAGAACAGTGACCATGGGCTACTACAAAGCCGCCCCATTCAATGCGGTGCATCATGCTTGGGAAACCTTGGTTAAGCAGTATGGCTACGACAGCAACACGAACCAGGTCGCTGTACTCAGCCAACGCCATGATGCCGTCGTTTACCTGAAAGACATCGTACCCATCTACAGCTTGGAAGGGTTGGAAGAATCTCCTGCGGGTGGTCAGGAAATCTGGGGTATTCCCGCCAACAGTCTGCCGTTCCCCGGACGTTTGGAGACACCTATTTCATTGGCTATTGCTACTCCATTTGAGGTGGATGTTGCTGCTGAAAAGAGCATCGTGCGGGTGATCTATACCTTCCAGGTGGTCATCACCCAAAAAGTAGGAAATATGGAAGTAGATATTCCGGAATGGCGTGAAGGTACGCTGGATATTGACCTAACTGGTTTCCAGTTAGACGCGGAGTATTATCAGGTCTGGTTCAAAGAAACTGACAATAACAAGTGGGGATTCTGGAGCCACCCAGTCAATAGTGAAACCTACCCAGAGCTGACTGCTATTCACGAAGCGGTATTTACCGATCTAGGTACTTACTACCCCTTTGTTTATTTCCGGTACAACTTCCAGGCAGAAACAACTGCACGTTACGAATACTCTGATCCTTATGAAGATCAGAAGAAAATGCTCAAGTATCTGAATATGGACTACGACCAAATTGGTGATGCCATCAATGGGAGTAGTAGTGAAGACACTGTGCATGGCATGTTGATCTTCGGAGTAAATCCTGGGAGCGATGACCCCACTGACCATAAATACCTGTACGAATACTTTAACGCACTGTGGTACGCCACGGGTGGTAAGAACCCTGTCTATGATCCGAAAGCCCCTGCTTTATCTGATAAGAGGTTTTCCATTGCAGACAAGCGTTTCACCATGTCTTTTGGCTTTAAGTCCATCACCAAAACCACTGTTGGTGGTGAAATTGCCAAGGTTGGTCAATGCACCGGTAGTTACTCAAACAGGGTGTATACCTACCGGTATCAACGCACTGCCGCTATATACGATGAGATCACGGTACATGGGTTGCTTTGTAACTACAAAGTGTTCAACGGCTACTCGTATACCGGAGGTGCTGGGTCTAAGACTCTCATAATTCCGCTGGATAAAGCCTTGGTGAACAAGTTCAGCGTGAAAGAACGTGAGGTACTTGTTGCTCGTGCCATGCACTACATGACCTGCACTTATGTAGAAATTGAGGAAAAGTGGTACAACAAAAGCTGGGTCAAGATTGTCGTCGTAATTGTTGCCATTGTGCTGACCGTATTTACCGGAAATGGTTGGCAGCTGCTCACCGCAGTTATTGCTGGTGAGATTGCTTTGACAGCCTTGCTCATCTACATGGTTACAAAATTGGTAATGGGGATGGTCGTTTCCTACGTCTTCTCGCTGGTAGCTAAGACTATTGGAGCTGAGTTGGCCATGCTCATCGGTGCAGTAGTCATGTTGTACGGTGGCTACAAGTACATGACCAACACTGTTGGGCCTATGAGTGTCCGTGCTGAAACCTTGCTAGGTGTAGGCACCAATCTTATGGATGCTGGTTCGGCTCAAATTCAAACAGAAATCCGACAAATTCAGGGGGAAATGACCGAGTTCTCTTTAATGGCAGAACAGAAATGGGCTGAACTGGAGGAGGTTAAGAACCTGATGGGTAAGGAAAACCTGCTCGACCCATTCGAGTTCATTGGTAAAGAACCTGCCATTGTATTTGGTGAACACCCAGACCAGTTCTACGAACGTACCATTCACACAGGAAACATCGGCGTATTGGCCCTTGATGCCAATTCGTCCTTCATTGAGATTTCCCTTACTCTACCCAAACTACCTCAGACATTTGGAGAATCTGATTATGAGCTTGTTTGATAGCCTTTCTAGCTGGGTGCGTAGCAAACCATCCACGGTGAATCTTCCCAGTGGCAATATGATGACCCCCGCTCCTGTGGAGTGGCTTGAACAAGTGCAAACCCAACCGGGGTATGTAGCACTACCTACTGACCCTACCTTGACTAAAGGTCAAGGAATGTTTGGTGGTTTGTTTGATAACTTCTTTGACACCACCAATGCCGACGGCATCAAGACTCAAGGCTGGGGTGGTTTGGCCCTGTCCGGTCTGCAAGGTCTGGGCAACAGCTACATGGGTATGAAGCAATACGGGCTGGCAGAAGATGCTCTGAAAGAGCAGAAACGTCAGTTCAACATCAACTACGAAGCTCAACGCAAGATGACCAATGCCCAGCTTTCGGATCGTCAACGTGCCCGTGTTGCATCCAACCCTGGCGCGTATGCCAGTGAAGCTGAGTACATGAAACAGTGGGGTATCTAAGTCATGCCTATCACTTGGCGTAACATCGAAAGTGACCATACTCGGGGTGCTGCCAGTCTCTTCGAGACCGCTCGCAGTGCCCTCAATGATGGTATGGGGAACTTCAAGAGCATCATTGACTCTCGTAATGAGCTGAACCAGCAGAACTGGGACACTCAGAAAGCAGTCAACACCGACCTGTTTCTTGATCGTCTGGCTCAGTACAAAACGCCTGAAGAGTTGGCTGCTGCTCAAGAGGCTGGCCAGCTGCAAGCCCTCAAGGCTCAGTTCGGTGGTCAGATTGATCGTGATGCTGTGCGTGGTGCAGAGGCTGCTGCTGCTGAGCAGCTGATGAAACGTATCACCGCCCAGAACCTCTACCAAGACGATACCCGTCGTCGTGGTGAGCGTGATCAAATGGATGTTGGCCGTCAGCTTTTGCTGGGTAAAAAATACGATGAGTTTGATAAGTGGGCAGCAGAAAACAACCTGTTGGATGAGCCAGAACTTCACGAATTGAAGCGCACCTACCAACGCCAAGACGGTCAGGACAGTCGTGCTGAACGTCAGCTTGGTATCAGCCTGAATCGTGCCAACCAAGAGAACATTCGCTTCAAACAGGAACAGGATGCCCTGAGTCGAAAGCAGTTTATTGGTCAGCAAGCAGCTCAAATAACTCAAGAATTTCAGCAGTATGAGAAAGCAACTCATAATGAAATGGTCTCAGCTGCAAAAGACTTGGGGCTTTCTGTAGATGACGATGGGCTTCCTGTGTTTTCTGAAGACCCAAAAGGACAGATACAGCAACGTGAATACGCTTATGAACTGAAACGTCGTGGCATTAACCCGATGTCTCCTACTGAGCGTACCAATGGAGCCTTGGCTCGAATTATGAGTGCCCCAGAAATGAAGGGGGCAGGTATTGATGAGCTTCTTGTAATTAGCAAGGCACTGAATCAAGGGATCAATGCTGTAAATCAGCTTGATCCTACAATTCAAGCAAAGTTGGATGCAGCTAAAGCAGCAGAAGATGAAAAGCTCAAGGTAATGCTGGCTGCTCGAAAAGAGGGTCAGCAAGCCGAAGCAGCAACAAACCCGTTCTACAACCCGACAAAGGACGTAGAAAAATCTACGGCCAACATCATGTCGAAGCTGCCCAAGAACTTCGACTTTGATGGTATTGATTCTAAACAACGTGGGCTGTTGGAAAACGAAGTTCGTAAATACCTGAATGAAGGGATGTCTGAGGATTTCGTACAGAACGTCTTCAATGCAGTGGCTACTGAAGGGACAGTAACTGATGACGCAGATGAGAACTTCCAAGAGTACATGGATGAGTACTTTCCTGTAACTAAGCTGGCTGAATTGAAGCAGCTTGCAAACGGGGTAGTCGATGAAAATGGGCGAGTCATTGCTCCGGGCCTACGCACCAAACACGCAGAAGAAATACGCGCTTTGCAGATTGAAGCTCTGGAAAATCAGAAGAAGCTGGAGCGTGCCTTTCGTAAAAGCCAAGGGCTGACCCCAGAGGCGTCTGCTGAAACGCTACGTCGTTTGAGTAGCTTGTTGAAGGCTAAGTAAATACACTACCTGCCATGCCTTTTTGCTGGAGATACACATGAGTTTTGACGCTAAAGAGTTCTATGCAAGTTTCAACAACTTTGGTAGTCCGAAACCCGATGTGACCTCCAGCAAAAAGGAGTCTCTCGCCCTTCGAGCTGATGAAAAGAAAAGCTCCATTCTGGAGAAAGCAGCTCGAATCGAACGCAACAAAGACTCGGTTGTGTCTCAACTGGGCCTTGATCCCGATGGTTTCGTTGGTGACATGGTGAACCGTGTTGCAGCTACTGCTGACACGGTACGTGATGTCGTTAGTGGTATCTCCAAGCTGGAACAAGCAGCTTACAAGGCGGCCACAGGTAAGGAGTTGTCCCAAGAAATTAAGGACAAAATGGCCATACCTGACTTCGATAAGTATGTCGCTGAGATGGAGAACGGGGTTAAACCTGCCAGCCATCCCCGAGCAGTAGCTGATGTTGGTATCACTGCACTGAAAGGGGCCATTGGTGTTCCTGAAAGCGCAGTAGGTGTTGCTGATCTGTTCACTTTTGGTATGGCAGGTAAGAAAGCAGAGGAAGCAGGTTTCCGTTCTCGTGATGCCAAGCAGTTTTTGGACTCTTTGAAATCTGATGAATTGCGTGCCAGTGAAGCAGAAGTACACGCTGCTGATGGGTTTATGAATACCCTAGAGGCTGCTATAGAAAGGCCCCTAATGGTGGGTCATGCTATCGGAGAATCTATCCCCGCTATGCTTGCAGGGGGTGTGGTAGGTAAAGGTCTGCAAAAGCTGGGTATGGCCTCCAAACTCGCCTCTGCTGCGGGTGAAGGTGTAATGATGTCTGGTATGGCTGCCGAGAACATTCGTCAGCAAACCAAAGACGGCGAGATGTCTTTAAAGCAGGTAGGTGATGCTGCTCTGACAGGTCTGCTGGGGGCCGGTATTGCCCGTGTGGGTAACAAGATTGCTGGCAAAGCCCGTGTTAGTGACATCGAAGAAGCGGCTATGAATGAGGTATTGCCACCTGCCCAATTAGCAGGGCTGCCTCGTGTAACTGCTGTTGCTGGTATCGAAGGTGCAGAAGAACTAGCACAGTCTGGTGAAGAGCAGATTCTTCAGAATCACGCTCTGGACAAAGATTTGCTGGAAGGTGTTGGTGATGCTATGGCCATGGGCCTTGTCACCGGTTCGGCTATGGGTGCCGGCTTTGGTATGGCCCAACCCTCGGACGAAAATGCCTCAAATAGTGAGGTAATCAAAGACCTCGTTGGTGCTGTGAAAGGTAAGGTTAGTCAGGCTGCTGACGCCCTGAACTTGAACCAAAAGGGTAAGGATATTGAGGCTGCGTTTGAGCACGCCAAGACCACTGGTGAAGTAGATCGTCTGGTTGACAGTAAAGACCCTGCCTATGACCCGACTGGGGCTATCCGTGCCATGCACGAGTACTCTCAGCGTGATGACGCTGATGCTGAGGGTCTGATTGAGTACGGTGAAGAGTTGGTATCCGGTATGGAACTCCAGCTGAAACAGCGTATTCAGAATCTGGAAAATTCCCGTGATCTGACTACCCCAGAACACATCAAGGAGCAGGAAGATCAGATTGCCAAGACCAGGGAAGAAGTCGCCAAAATGAAGATCGCCTTGCAGGACTGGCGAGGCACCAACACGGACATCGAAACACTCGATAGCAGCGTAGAGTTGGCCAACACCCCGGTAAACGAAATCACCGAGGAAATCGCTCAACCTGTACAAGCTGCTGTGCGAAAGTCACTGACCTTGGCCATGCGTGATTCGTCCAAGATGACTCCAGAGCAAATGGAAGCCCTGGCCAATAACACTGAGAACTCTCTGGATGATTCTCAGCGTACTTTCCTGTCTCGCTCTGCTGCTGCCCGTCGTGCTGCAACTGAGGCCAAGACCGTAGAAGGGGTATCCGAAGAAGTCTTCAAAGGTGGTAACGGTAATCTCGGTTTGGAGAACTACCAAGCTGCCTTCAACGATGCATATGCCAATGGTGACAACGCTGGCATGCGTACTGCCCTTGCTGGTCTTCAGAAGTTCGCCACTGTTCACCAGAACAAGTTCAACGTGTTCTCTCGGGCGTTCGATGCCAGTGAACAGGCTGGTGGTACCAAGGTCTACTCGTACCTGCCGAAAGGTAATGGTAGCTGGGTAGCTGCGCCTCGTGGCATGAGCTGGGCTGAGGTGAACAGCAAAGGTGGGGTGAACATCTCTGCTCAGAACTCAGGCAAGTTGATGGATGCTGTGCGGGCTGAAGTAAAAGCTCTGGAGGCTGGCCTTGAAGCTCTGAAAGCCAAAGCTGTTGTTCGTACCCCCAAAGCTACTGGCCCAGCCAAAGCCCCTAAAGCTCTTGATCAGGAAGCCCCACAAGCAGCCCCGAAGGTTGCACGTCCGCAGGCCGAGATTGAGCAGGAGGCTGATGTCCTGCTGGATAACATCAACAGCAAGCTCGACCCGGCAGTGGCTGAAAAGCTCAATCTGAGTCTGGAAGGCACTTTCAGTCAGCAGCAAGTCAAGGCCATCAAAGCAGCCCTAGAGCCGGCAGACTTCGATGCACTACGTAGTCTCCGTAATGAATACCGTGGCATCGCCCCCGCGCAGGCGCGGGCTGCGAGTGCCCCGAAGTCTGAGCCGAAGGCGAAGACTGAGGTAGGCACGGAGCAGGCAAGCCAAGCAGCAGAATCACCGAATGAAGTGTCCCCCAACTTTGATGAAGAAGTGGGGATTGTTGAGGCTGAGATCGAGCAGAAGAAGCGCGAAGAAGCCGAAGCTCGTGAAGCAGAAGAACAGGCCCGTCGTAGTCAGTCCTTCCTTGAATCCCGTGGGCAAGTACAAAAGCCAACCAAATCGGACTACCTTGGGCAAGCTGCTGGCAAGTTGAAGGCACTGGCTCACAAAGTTCCGGCTGTGCTGAACCAGAAGAACTACACGTTCGTGAATCTGGTTTCGGCCTACTTCAAGCAAGTGGGTGAACGTCAGGACAGCAATGTGCCCCGTCCTTTGGTGGCAGTGAAGAACTTCATGCAGCACCTGAAGGCTCAAGACCTTTCAGTCAACGACTTCATGCCTTACGAAATCACCGAGGCCCAAGCCCCGTTGGTATCTTTCCTCATGGCTCAGCATGATCGTCTGGCTGAGGTGATCAGCAGTGTGATTCGAGCTGAAGATCGCCAGGAGTGGAAGCACAAGAACCCCATCGAGTTCTTCCGTCAGGCAGATGGGTCGTTTGAACAGAACTTTATGACAGCCATGGTAGCTGGTGCTCTGGCTGTGCTGGCAGAAGACGTACACGCTCCTCGTCTTCAGACTGAAGAATCTGTGGCCAAAATGTTGGGTGCCTCTGCCGATGCCACTGTTCCGCAAGCTACCTTGAAAGCCCTGCGTCCTATGCTGACTCGACGTACCACCATGGAAAACAAGCTGGGCAAATTCGTAATGGAAGCCTTGGGTCTGAAGGCCAAAAACAAGGATGTACCGGTGGATGAGCAGCAACGTCTGCAAGCCCACCTTGGTGCTCACTTGTTTAACGCTTTGGCTCGTACTGGTGTGATCAAGGTTGAGCAGATTGATCTGGGCGATTACTTAGCTATGCAGGCTCGTAAGGATGCTGAAAGTGACCGCAGCAATGAAGCCTCTAAGGATGCAGAAGATTCTTTGGATGCTTTCCGTAAGGACTACTTTGTACGCATCAATCATGAAAGCCCATTCATGGAACACCTGAAGAGCGTATCGAAAGGCTCTGGCGGTGTACTGGCTACCTTGTTTGGTATGGACTCTGGTGAGCAGTTGCCCCTACTGGAGGCCCCGAAGATTACCCAGAAAGACACCAATGGTGGTAAGCAGACCATCACCAAATCGGTGCGTAAAGCCATGGAGAAAATGGCTTCCCGTCAGATGACTTTCCGTCCTTCGATGAAGGTGCTGAGTCAGGCCAGCCGTGGTTTCCTCGAAGACATTGCCGGTATCGAGAATGTGGACAATCTGGTCATGCACTCCGAGCTGCGTGATGGTGCTCAGGCTGCTAATGACAATCTGCGCCGTGAACTCGATCAGCTCATTGAGCTGTGGGATTTCTTGGGTGCTCTGGGTAATCCCTTCCGTAACTTCTATGCCCGTCCGGATCAGTGGAAGAACAGTCGTATTGGCTACGTGGGTTCATGGGCCAACATGCAGACCAGTAAAATCGCACGCTTCCTTGTGGCTCCTGCTGGCTGGGAGACCACCGTGGTGCCCAGTGGCAAAGTAGGCAAAGTAGGCAAAGGCCAGACCTCGCTGAAAAACTTCAAGCTGCGTGTGCTGGAAGGCTTGGGAGCCAAGACCGACAGTAAGAGTGACTACGACACCCTGAAATCCTTCGATGAAATCGTATCTGCTGACCACATCAAAGCTGCTGTGAAAGTGCTGCAACGAGTGGTTGATACTGATCTCAAGATGACCACTGAAGAAGAAAACATTGTGGCCAACGCCACCAAGAAAGTGGGCAACAAGCTGCATGGGTTCGAGGCGTTGTGGGCACTGGCTCAGTACGAGAATGCCAAAATGTATGACCCAATTTCGGGTCAGCACCTTCTGAAGCCATTCACTACCATGGTATCTGCCGAGATCGACGGTAAGACCAACGGCCCAATGCTGAGTATGTGGTTGCTGGGTGTGATCGACTCCACTTTTGCTGCCATGGGGGGCTTCTTCACGCATGCAAGTCAGGTACGTGGTTTTGGTCAATGGAAGCCTGGTAACTATGACTTGTATGAGCGTACCTCGGATACCCTGCTCAAGCGCCTGAAGCAGATGGATATTCGTCCAGAAGTTGTGGACTCCCTCTGGCGTCTGATCGGTTCCCCACTGGATAAGCATGGCCGTATCGTAAAAGCAGGACGTGATCTGGTTAAGAACCCGCTGACCACTCTCATCTACGGTTCCGGTCTGGATAACACCGTGGACAAGATGACTGATGTGTTCATGGAAAACATCTACGCCCAAGTCGCCAAGATTGCTCAGGGTAAGAAGTATGTTGAAGGTGACTTCACCATTGAACAGCAGTTCGAAATGTTCCAAAAAGACCTGCAACAGTTCACTGGCCGTAAGGCTATGCCTTTCCCAACCGATATTCAGGAAGCCCTAAATACCCCGTTGTCAGAAGATTATGTGACCGATCTGCGTACACAGTTTGCTGAAACCATTGGTGAAGCCGTTAAGTCCACCATCAATACCGACTTTGAAGGGTACATGACGGCCCGTAAAAAGATGGTGCGCCAGTCCAATGCCACTTGGCTGATGTACAACGAGGTTCGTGAGAAACTGCTGTGGGACTATTCCCAGTTCCTTATGGATGAAGGTGTACTGCCTTTCCAAGTAGTTACCGGACTCACCAATGAGGTGGAGAAGTACGACCGTTACAATATGCCGGTGTACAAGAAAGGAAAGATTCGTCAGCCTCTCCGTGCTCTGACTGAGAAAGAGCAGGAAGAAGCTCTGGCTTTGATCAAGCACATGGAGCCTCGAATCAACACTGCCCTGTCTCGTCGTGATGGTGATCTGGAATCGGGCATCTATGTGGGCAAGAACAAGCTCAAGTCTTCTTCCAAACCTGAGCTGAGTACGGATGTTAAGAGCAATGGGTTCGGTGCCTTGAACAGTAAAGGGGAACCGCTGAAACCTAGCCGTGAATCCCGACCCATTGTGCGTCAGGAGAGTCCACCCGGCGTATCGGTTATGGCCAACGGTGTGCAATCCACTGACGGTAACACCATCGTTGAAGTGCTGGCTCACCTGAATGCTATTGGTGTGCATGACGCCATCCTGACGGCTCTGCATGATGCTGCTGAAGCAGGTCAGATGATGAACCAGCAAGTGATGGAATTGATCCTGAATCACTCGTTGCCTCGTGAAAGCTATGAAGCCCTGGCTCGTACCATGATCGGTTACGCCGAGTACATGCGTCAGAACCCGAATAGCATGAGCAAAGAGTCTCTCCGTAACCTGCTGAACTCTCAAAAGCAGGGGCGTAATCGGATGCCCTCTTTCGCTGAACTGGTATCTCAAGCCGCCCGTTTTGCCTATGAATCAGACTTCAACCGTCTGGATCAGTTGAGCAAGATGGCTGTGGTGGATCAGTACACCCTTGAATCGGGCATCTTCGATGTACCCAACAGCTTCAACAATCTGGCAGCCAAGATGCGGGATGAACTCAAGCTGACCATCGACCCGGCCTTGATGGCTGCGGCTATGGAAATGGACAAAGCCCTGTTTGGTGACAAGGTTACTGGGGCTAAAACTACTGCCCCGAAAGCCCAACGCACCAGCCAGAAGGCTGAGTTTGATCTGGATGCTGTTCTGCAAACCCCGGGTCTGACTGCCGAAGTGGTGATCGACAAGCTGCTCAACAATATCGGTAACCCTCAAGAGGGTGACGTTTTTGGTCAGCTGTACCGTGAAATCCTGAAGCGTGGTCTGCGTCAGCTGAAAGGTCTGCCGGTGAACTACGTTACTGACGAGTCGCAGATTCCAAAAGAAGCACAAGGAGCCTACGGCTGGTATCACGTTGACGAAGATGGCAACGCCAGCATTGGTATTCGTGGCTCCAACCTTGCTGGTTCAGGTATTACCACTGAGCTGATGGTGCATGAAATCCTGCACGCTCTGGTAGCTACCATTATCGAACAGGCTGAAAAAGGCATCGGAACTCCTGAAGTACTCAAGGCTGTGGCTGAACTGGAAGAAATGCGGGAGTTCTTGAAACCCCGTATGCCTCAGTTCGGTGAAGCTCTGAAGAATGTGCAGGAGTTTGTGGCTTGGGGTATGACTAACCCAGCTTTCCAGAAAGCTCTGGTGGCCATTCCGCACACTGATAAGCGTGCTCCCAACTTGCTGAACAAGGCCCAGCAGTTCTTCTCGACTATTGCCAAGATCGTGTTTGGCAAGAAAGCCGAGTCGATGAACACCATGTTTACCACCTTCATGTCCCGGGTGGCTGTAATCATGGGGGATGCTGAGACCAACCCTCAGCAACCCCTCCCGGGTACTCAGACTATGGCAGCCCAGCAATGGAATGCGGTGGCCTTGTTTGAAGGTCTTGGTTCGCTGGGTAATGGTTACACCTCTTCAGCCATGCAAGAGCGTGTAGCCGGTCTGATGTCCTCTGTGGTTGATGCCGTGGGTGGCCCGTTCCAGTCCTTCTACCAACAGGCTGTAGCTGGTGCTCAATCACCTATTGCTGTCATGGCCACTGCACAGGCCAATGGCCTGCTGCCGAATAGCGGTGATTTGCGTGCTAGTGGCTTTGCTCTGGGTGATCAGCAAGCCTTCGCCATTGAGATGCTGACCGAATCCATTCACGAAGTTCAACGTGACACCACACATGAGGCTGAAAAGCAGCTGCTCAAGCTGTTCAAGGAGACCTCTCAGAAGGTGACTCCGGCTGATCTGGGTGGTCAGACTCAATGGGATGCCCTGTTTGGCGCCAACGCCATCCAACCTGATGGTAAGCACCTGGCTCGCTTTGCTGCTATGGCCCTTGCTTACCCCCCTCTGGCCAGCAAGATGGGCTTCACTACTCAAGAAGTAGTGCAAGAAGATACGACCCTGTATGGCCGTATGCTGGCACTCTTTGAGAAGCTGATGAATCTGCTAGCCAAGGCCACTCATAAAGCATATGCCGGCCAGCGTGCTGATCTGAAGCTGAATACCATCACAGAACGGCTGGTAGCACTGGAGGCCAAGTATCAGGCACGCCTACAACCTAACCGGTTCGATGATGTGATGGAGCTGCTGGAAGACAAGAGTGAACAGCTCGAAGAGGGTGTGCGTAACCTGCTGAAGTCGGGTTTTGATAAAATGATCTCCTCCAATGTGAAGGGCATCAAACAGCTGGGCACCATCGGTAACGTGGTGGCCGAGCAGCGTGTTGGAGAAGTCCTAAACAGCGTAGAGAAAACCTACAACCGTATGTCCTCTGGGCAGATGGGTCTGATGGGTTCTTTGTTCGATGAACTACGTGGTACCCGTGCTAGCAATGTGATGGCCCGTGCTCTGCTGGTAGCTACCAAAGTCCGTGAGAAGCTGCGTCAAGACATCCAACGCGATTTCACTCGCGTCATGTCTGAGAGCTTTGCTGTAGAGCTGACTCAGAACGAAGAAAAGTTCATCACCACGATCCTGCTGCGTAACGACGTACAGTCTTTGTTGGGGCCGATGACTCTGGCTGAAATCCAGTCCTTGCTGGCTAACCCAAGCCGACTGACTGCTGAGTTCAATCGTCGGGCAGCCAACCTGCCTCCCCAGCTGAGCCAGTATTTCCTGAACCAGATCGACTACATGGGCTTCATGTTGGCCACTGGTTCGGATAAAGGCCCGAACACGGTGCGAAACATTGAGAACCTTGCTCGCCTGAGTGGTACTGCCCAAGCCGATACCTTGAGCGAATCTGAAGTGGCTGCATTGATTCCGGAGCTGGATGTACTGGTAACCCTGAAAGCTCTGGAGTACTCGAACGAAGGTGATCGCCGTTCGATGGCCCGACTACTGGCTAATGAGACTGCCCGGACTGATGGGGGTAATGGCATCAAGGCTGTGCTGCTGATGCACCGTGAGCTGCTGAAGCAGGCCAAGGAGCGCGCCTTTGCTGGGACTGAGCGTCTGATGGTGAAAGGCTACGTGCCTGAAATCCACAACCCGAACATTGAATTGGTGGCTGTTGATCGTGCTGATGTAGCTACCAGGATTGCTGCTGGGTACAAGAAACTGTATGACCTGCCTATGGATGATTCGGATGTTTACGGTCGTCCAAAGACTCTAATGGTCGTTGAGAAGATGGCTGTACGTCGCCTGTCCGGCACCCTGTCCCTGACCAGCATGAAGCATCAAGGTAGTACCATTCATTCCGGCATTGAGCTGTTCGACTTCAGTGGTGAGAACGGCTACAGCATCCACGCCAACAAGAAAACGGCCAAAAAGCGTCAGCAGGAGATTGCTGCCCTGTTCACCCGTCCACATGGCAAGAATCTGGTTGAGGACAAGACCACTCGGATGACCCCGGTAATGAATGCCAAGGGGGAAGTGGTGAACTACCGCTACATGATGGATCACCAAGGACGTGACGATCATCTGGAGCGTAACAACCACTTTGGCCAAGTGCTCGGGACTATGGCAAGCCAGACCTTCGATAAGGCTACCTCTGCTGATCACAATAGCCGAGTAATTGATGCCCTGCATCAGCAGTGGACTCTGGAGCAAAGCACCAATCCAGAGGCATTTATCATGGTTGGCCCGGACAGTGCTGATGCCAGCCTGCGTGAGCGTTACGTGGAAATCCCTTACGAGACTCGCAAACTGATCGAGTCGGTATGGGGTGGCCCGAACATGATGGTGCGTCGTGATCTGGTAGACCTGCACTTTGGTTACCACAAAGCCTCACTCACTGATCTGCTGACTGACAATGGCCGGTACAACGGCGTACTGAAAAACTTCTTCTTATGGCTGGCCAAGGACGTGTTCAACATCGGTGACCGGGGGCTGCGTCGAATCCTGAAGGCTGAAAACATTTTTCAGGCGGTGAACCAGGAGATCAAAGACTTCTTCGTTGTGAAGTCCGGTGTAACGACCTTCTGGAACATCGTGAGTAACATGAGCTTGTTAAAGCTACATGGGGTATCGCTGAAGGAGATTGTGCGCTATCACCGTGTCGCCCTGAAGGGTGCTCGTGATTGGCAGAGAGATGACTCGGAGCTGCGTCGCCTAACGGCTATGCGTGACTCAGGGTACATCGTAGGCAGCCTTCAGGATTTGGATCAGCAGATCGCAATTCTGGAAGACCAGTTGGCACGGAACCCAGTCCGTGAAGTGATGGCGTTGGGCATGATGCCCACCATTGCAGAAGACATGGACAGCATGGAAGACCCTTACTCTTACAAGAGCTATGCTGCTAAAAAGACGGAAAAATACACTCAGTATGTGCCCAAGTTTGTAAAACAAGGGGCCAAGTGGGTGTACATGACTCATGACACCCAGCTGTATCAGATCATGCAGCAAGGCACTCAGTTAAGTGACTTCGTAGCTCGATACACTCTGTTCCAGCACTTGCAAACTCGTCGTAAGAATCCGTTGAGTATGGCTGAAGCAGCTGTTGAAGCGATTGATTCGTTCATCAACTACGACTTGCCATCGAATCGCTGGTTGCAATACGCCAACGACATGGGGATCGTGCGATTCACCAAGTACTATCTGCGGATTCAATCTGTACTGATGAAGCTATACCAGCAGAATCCGGCCCGGGCCATGTTCCTTGCCACTATCGAGAACCTGTTTGATGGGATGCAAACAGTGATGGACTCTACTCTGTGGAACCGGATTGGTTCCCCACTAGAAGGTGGGCCATTCGACGCCATCGAAGCTCTGGAAAGTGGGCTGATGGCCCGGGCACTCGGCAAGGTGTTCTAAACGACAAAGGCCCACGGATGGGCCTTTTTAGACTGCATTGGGGAGAACCCCACTCGCTAACCACCATAGTTCGCAAGGTTTCCGCCTTATTTGAGCGGGGTTCTCTCCAATACAGCCTACTCTCGTAGGGTATTGGGGTGATGCTATCACCTGTTCTCGCCGTCTTCATCAGCCTCTTTTTGAAGCTGCCGGTATTCCAAGTATTCCTTGATGCCTACAAAGGTAAGCCCGATTACACAGGCCATTCCACCAAGAACCATCAGAATAAAGGCGAGGATGCCGGTTAGCCATCCCAGCACCATGCCAGCAGCGTAACACGCGAACGTGACTATCGCTGCTGCCATGATCATCAGAATCCCTTTTAGGGATTCCATTTAGGAGAACAGGCTGGAGGCCGGTGACACTTCCTTGGCTGGAGCTTCTTCGGCCTGGGCCTCGGGAGCCTGCTCTTCTTGAGCGGGGGCTTCTTCAGCCGGAGCTGCCGGCTGTTCAGCCACCTGAGCTTCGGTCTTCACCGCACGCGGGACAGCCTGAGCAGGTTTGGCGCTGTCAGTGGCATTGGTGATGTCCACGTCGGCGGTCAGACCATCGGCACTGCGGCTGGCAGTAAAGCCGATTTCGACGACCTTGCCGGTCAGGTTGATGCCTTGATTGGCGATGTACTGTTGCAGTGCTTCTTCGATCTCGGTTTGACGCAGTTGGATACGCATTGTTGCTTCCTCGCGTTGGGTTACGCCTTCAGTAGCGGTAACGTCTGTAGAAAAGGGTTGGAGTGGATACCAGCTTGGATGGCTCCGATGGCATCAGCCATATGTTCAGCCTTCGCTTCGCTGATGATTTGCACGCCTTTCTGCTTGTAGTAAGGCCACGAAGCAGCAGGATGCTGACTTGTAGCCCACTGGATCATCTCCAGCTTGGTGGCAGTCTTCCTGCCTACCGTGGCCATCTTCACTTCGGTCGGAGTGACCTCGAAGAATGGAATGCCACATGCTCTCAATGACCCGAGAACGCCAACACAGATTCCATAACTGGCCATGGCTCGTGCTGATTGGCTCCCTACTGGAACTTCAGCAAAGATCACCTGGGCCTGTTTCGCAATCTCCATGGCGCTTTTGCACAACTGGAAGGCGGACTCTAGGTCAGTACTGTTTTGCCTGACCTGTTTACCAGTGGGCAGCACCGGCTGGATGACATCCACCGTTTTCACGGTGAGCTTCATCGTATCGGTGTCTAGGGTGCCACAAGCGACACCCCAGTTCCGGAGAGATGGGTCAAAGCCCACTACTCTTAGCAGCATCAAACTGCCTGTGCGCGATCAAGGCGCTCTTTCAGCTTGTTGCGGTACTTCGCCATGAGGATGCCTTGTTGCAACAAATCAGTACGCTCCAACTCTGGCAGAGCCTGGAAAGCCTCACTGTTGGTAAAAGCATCCAATTTCAACAGGCGCTCAACCACTTCGGCATGTTCAGCCTCCATACGCTCAATATGGTTTTTCGGCTGGGCTGCCAAACGGCATTTCAGCTCGTAACCCATCAACGGCCAGATTTTGTTCTCGGCGTTGCGACGGGCAGCGATGCGGCCAGCCTCAGCGTCGAAGTTCTCCGGCGATGCACAGGCCGACTCACCGGTTACGGTGAAACCGTTTTGCAGAACCAGCACGCAGAAGGTGAGCAGGCCCAAGGTCGGGTCCAGTGCCGTGGTGCTGACCAGGCTCGGGTTTAAGGTGTCCACCGATTCGTCGAGGACGGCCATGCGGGCACCCTGCAAGCCGGTGAAGTAGAACACCGACTTGATGTTGGCCTGCACCAGATCGGGGGTGATGCGAGGTGCATTCAGTCCCTTCTCTTGCAGCATCTGTTCAAACTCGCGGTCAGTTGGAGAGGTCATGGCCTTCCTCCTCACCTTCAGCTGCTGGCTCATCAGCTGGGATCATCTGGATCGGGAACTGCTGGAAGATGCTGACAGCAATCGACAGACCGGCACGGAAGCCCACCATCTGTTCCTGGTTCAGCTCGAAGGTTTCACCGGTCTTGTGATCAGTGACCTCGACCGGGATTTCCGGAGGGCAGTTCATGGCGTGCATCAACTGGCCCATGCGGTTGTTGTGCCAGCTGGCCATGTGGTAAACCACCTGATCAGCAGTTTCCAACGGAATGGGCTGCTGCTCTTCAGCAGGTTGCGATTGACCAGCACCATTCATTTCTTGGGTATCGGACATTGTGGTTTCCTTGGTGGTGTGATGGAGAAAAAGCCCCGAAATGGGGGCTTTCTCAAGGCAGACCGTCAGTGATTAGCTGAACAGGCTGTTTTGCGGCTTGGAAGTGCCACCAGCCGAAGCTGCACCGGCTTTCGGAGCACCGGCAGTGCCAGCCTGCTTGGTGGTACGATCACGCACTTGACCGACCCACTTCTTCTTCCAGGTCTCGATGAACACTGCTTCGGGTGCTTGAGCCAGGATTTCAGCAGTGGTCTTGCTGTCGCGTTCGCGGAAGAGCTTGTCCAGCTCGTTCTCTTCGCGGGTTTCGCCGCTCGGTACGTAGTTGCCAGCAGCGTCCTTAATGTTCTTGTCCACGACTTGCTTGATCAGGCCACCCAGAACCTGCTTGCCGAGCAGCTCGGTCAGCATTTCCACGTTGGTCGGCACTTCAGCTTTGGCTTCGGACGAATAGACGTTGACCACCTTGGTCTCGGTTTCCATCTGGCTGATTTCCTTGCCTACGGTCAGCAGGCACAGGCTGTTGGCCATGTTGAAGCCCGGCAGGTACTGCTTGTCGCCTTTCTTGTCCACGTAGTAGTTCTTGCAGCCTTTTTCTTTACCGGAGGTCATCCAGAACTGCTGACGCACTTCCTTGTTGTCCTCGGTGGTCAGGTGTACCACCAGGGACAGGGCATCGCTGCTAGCCTTCTGAAGATAGGCCAGCTTGACGGTGAAGTTGTAGACATTGGAGTCCAGAAGGGAGCCACCGCCTACGCTGTCTTTTTCAGCGGCGATGTCGTTGGAGGTAGCGAGTCCAGAGAGCAGGGACATGGTGTTTTCCTTGTATTAGGAGGGTGGGTGGGTCAGTTGTAATACTGGTGCAGACGGTCAAGAACCATCTGCATGTTGTTGTCCATGTAGGTCTCTTTGTTCTCGAAGAGACCCATGGGGCCACGCAGACGTTCGGAGACAGTATCCTTGGTCAGCTTGGTTTGGAAGACATACTTGAAGCCCAGTGCCTCGTCTTCCGGGGTGATATTCAGCATCGGGTTGCTGTAGTCCTTCAAGGTCTTCAGCGGCACTTTTTTGCTGGCAATCACAATGGAGAAGAAGGATTCCAGACCGACACCCTTCAGAGCACCTTTGATCGGCACGTAGGTCTCCATGACCATTTCGGACTCATTGATGTCCGATTTGGTGTGAGCAATGAAGATCACGTTCTTGGTTGAACGTGCCACGTACTGCTGCATCAGGTTCTTGCAGAACTGGGCATAGTTGCCCCATGCCTGCATGGTGTTGGTTGATGGAATGACGTAGACCGACTCGTACATTTCCATGAGGAATGTCAGCGAATCGACGACGATGGTGTGGATTTCCGGCTTGGTCTCGGCATGATCGAATGCCTCGTAGACCTGCAACGGGTCGGTGATGGTGAACTCCTTGAACTTGGAGCGGAACGGCAGTTTCTT